CCATTCCTTGAATATTGGAAAAACTACCAGCATAAGGAGCGGCAGATTGAGCGGATTGCATTGAATTGTAACCCCCTGACGGCGTAAGTGCTTTTGATCCCATTCCCGCTATAGATCCTCCAATCATGGCTCCCATTGGGCCACCTAAAGCGGCTCCACCAATGGTTCCTGCGGCCTGAATACCAGTCCCAATCAAGGCGTTTTGCTCTGCTTGCTTTTGAGCCTGCTGATTCATTTGTGACTGGTAATAATTCTGCCAGTTTTGCTGGTCGGCATTGTAGGCATTAGATGATGCTGACATCAATTGATTGATGGCATCAGTAGCAGATTGCTGGTTGGCCTGTGCGCCTTGGTATACTCCACCAATTAAGTTTCCTCGCTGTTGGTAGTTCTGGGCTTGCGCGGCCTGTTGTGCAGATATTGCGGAAGAGGGGTCGATATAGCCTCCTGTGGGGGCGTTACCAATGATCTGTTGCGCCTGACCAAGGTTAGCATTTCTAAAAACCTGTCCTTGAGCGGTTGCTTTGTCGTATAAAGCAGATTTTCCAATTGTGCTGTCACCAAGTCCAGATGCTAGCTGGCTCTGGAGTCCAGTTGTCTTGGCGTAATTAGCCATTTGTTTGTTCCAGTAATCAGGAGAAACGTCCTCTTGTGCGGCCTGCATTAATTGCTCGCGAGCGGCTGCGGCTGGTGCATTTTGCTGTTGTTCAAGTTGTTTATTCTTGAAAGCGTCAATTGCAGAAATCATTCCTGCCTGAGTAGCTGCTCCACCGCCCCCAAATAGATCAGGTGTAAATGGTTGCAATGGAATTTTAGCACCCTGAAGCAACAATGCGTTTTTTGCGGCTAATGAGGCATTATTGGCAGAAGATAAACTTCCCAATTCCATCATAGGAATTGCGGCATTAGGTTGAGGAATTGATTGTTGCGAGCCACCCATAATTACAAGGGAGAGTATATCTCTCGGTTTAATCTGACAAGTCCTAACTTATTCATTGTTTCTTCAGGGAAGTTGCCATTTCCATTGTTGTTATTAGAAGGTACTCCAATATAACCTCGTTTTCCAGACCATTGGGTTGAAGAACGCCAGTCGTTCATCACTTGAATAACATCCTGTGGGCGCGTTAGCGCAGGGTGAAACGCTGGGTAAACAACAGGTACAAAGACAGAGTCTGCATACCCGAAGCAAGTATCACCCCTATAAAAAGCATGAACATTAGTGTTTGCATCTGGCATTATGCAATGGTCAAAACTAGCTGCGAATGTTTGCATCTGATCAAACTCGCGAGTATTGGGTGCAACATATTTGTAATCTATTTTAGGTCTCATTTTATGCTCCTGTGTTAATTGATATGGTGTTGGTTGATGGATATTTAGGGTTTGCAGATTCAGCTTGGATTACATCTTGCCTGACATTTGAATTGCCACACAATACGCATGGAAGACAATCACCAGTCGTTTTAATATTCAAGGGAATGCTAGAATAAAGTGGCACGATCCCATCATTGCCGTATGGGCTGATAAATAGCTTGGCGAATGAGGTGATTGGGACGCTGGCCTGTGTAATCGTTGGCATATTCTTATGGGTTGGCCTTGCGATACTGATTGGCGGCGTTTGTGGCCTCCTGACGCGCTAGCGTGAGCGCATTAGATTGAGCGTCGGCTGGTGAGATATACGAGGTGTAGGAGGCTGTGGCGGTAGCAGAAACAGATGGGCTTGTTCCAGTGGCTGGGAGTGTAATTGTAGCCGTTTGGCTGCTGCTCCATGTGTTTACAACATTTCCAGAGGACTCCCTTGGTGGAGCCGCAAGCGTTACGACGACAGACGAACCATTCTCGCCAACTACGCACGACTGGGTCTCGTTGCTGCTTGGAAGTCCAACAGATTTCTCCTGCCATTCGTCCATGTACATTCTTAGAGCGTCAACGCCTAGCTGACCGCACCATTCGATTAAAAAGCTGAACGCCTTGTCAACATCCATCGCGTACTTTGACTCACAGGATGCAACTTGTGATGTCCTGCTGACATTTTCAGTTATCAGCCTGCGGTATTGAGTTTGCAAGAAACCAAGGCTCTCAATCTCAGCCGCATTTGGGCTTGTGCTGTACTGGTATGGGTCGTTTACAGCCAGCAGGCGCGTAGACAAGATGGTCTGGTAATAGCCTCTGGTTCCGCGATACGAAACCTTCACATCCGTAGTGCCAGCGATCTGTGAGCAGTCGATCTCACCAAATGCCATCTGCTTATAGTCCATTTCATCACCCATTAGAGCGGTCTCCATCTGGCAATAGATGCGATTTACAAAGTCGGTTGTTGATCCATCCTGATTGATTTGTAGGTAGGTATCATAACGCTCTGGCATGAACGCCTCCCACAGGTGATTGAACGATCCATCGTTGGTCGGTGCATAATCAATTGAAAATGCAAAAAGGCGATTCTCGTTTTCTACAATGTCGGATGACCACATGATCGGCCTGATTCCATTCCAGACCCCGCACCATGCAGGCGGCTTTCCGTCAGAAAGCTCTGATGCGACCGAGTAATCAAGCACCATTGTCTCGCTGTTTACTGGTTCTAGGTATGGAACCGAGTACAGAAGGTAGTTTTCAAATGATGCCGCGCAAATTCCACTCAAGTCTGATGACATCAGCCTCTTTACTTTTGCCATTTCCACATCTTTGTATAAAACTTGACTTGAAAGGTTGCTTGTTTTAGCAATGTCGGCGGCTACTAGACCACCCTGTGAGTACCACCACATGAGTCCAGCCTGAAACACAATGCTGTTGCCAGAAACGCACCCAAGCGATGGGTAAAGTACAGATTGGAAGTTCGGTGTTACGCCCCATGTTGCCCTATCAAGGATTCCACTCTTAAGGGTGATTGTAGAGTAGTCCGTAAAGACATAAAGAGCGGTTGCGGCGTTTTGACCGATGTAGTCAGCCATCCCAGTCACTACTCCACCAATGTCAAAGTCACCCCTTCCGCCTCCCTGCGTCCTTTCAATCCAACCCAGCGGGTTGCCAAGGTCGGATGCAGATACAATATTGCCATTTGCTACCCATAATCGGTTTCCAGAATATGCCATCCAATACCCAATAGGCATTACGGATGACTGCGCGCCCGTGGTATTACTACCATCCCAATACGCAGGCTGCGAGATGCCGTCTTGGATGATAACGATGTTGTGAGACGGGGTGATGGTTACATTGCTTGAGCTATCCGTTTGAGCAGATTGCGTTCCAATCACAAAGTTAACCATGTTAACATTTGGATCTAGCTTGATGTTGGTCAGTTTGTATTCGTTCCAATCCGCAGGTTGCGTCAGTGGGAATGGGGCGTAATAGACATTCCCATCAACGCAAAACAGCGCATAAGACAGATATACTGAAGTGCTGCCAGTGCCTTGCGGCGTAAATACCTGCTGTGGAGTATTGATTACAACGCCTGACAGGTTAGTAATGGTTGACTGAGGCTGAAAAATCTTGTTGGAGTTGAAAACTATGCCTCCCTGAAAGTTTCCAGCGGGTAACGACAAGCGCATCTTGAACCCATTGCGAGTTTGAACGACGCCTCCCCTGCAATTCACATTCACTCCCCACTTATACTGGTGCGGAGGTAATGTCCAAGGGTTTACAACGCTATTTGCGCCACCCGTCCAACCGCTTCCAACCTTGTTCCGCCTGCCAGCGGATATGTTTGGAGATTTCATTAGTATCCGTAAAAGTCTGAGTCAATAACAGGGTCGGTTTGGTCGCCGTACGTCAACCCATTGATCTGGGGCGGCATCATGGCGTGTCCCTCCATGCTTTCGTTCTGGTTGTGGAGGTATGCAATGGCAACCTGCCAGTATTTTTGGGATTGCTCAATGAAGTCCTTGTCTTCCAGATCGCAAGCGTGAACAGCGGCAAGAATAGCGCGAGCATTCTCAAGAGGGATATAATCGTAAACACTGGTGATTGTTGGAGACTTTGTGCGGTAAATGATGCGCGCCCATGCGGCAGATTTTCCAATCCTGATGCGGCGATATTTGGGATTTGTCTCGGTGGGATGATACTGACCGATCAAGGCCATGTCGTTGCTGCGACCATAATCAAGTGCATACAGGCTAATGTATCCAGCACTAATCGGCTTCTCAATGTGTAGGATTGCTTTGACTAGTGTTGGAGTTAGAACAGAATCAATTAAAAACACGCTAGTTGCAGTATTTCCAGTGCTTAAATACGATACTAATCCAGTTGTTCCGCCTGTATTTGCGCCATCCTGTGTGGTATAGAGCGAAATTGTGTTGGAATCTACAAATCTAGCGTAGTAAGCAGTAGAAGTGTTTAATGGGCTTGGAAGCGTGTCATTAACATTTGCTCTAACGATTACTTGAACGCCCGTGTCATAGGTAGAATTAGGAACTGAAAGCGTTGATGACGCTATAGGAGTGAAGCTGACGGCGTGATTCATCGTCAGAGTTCCATTAGCAAGCGTCGGAATTGAACCATTCACAAATACAATCGGAGTAACGCCTGTCGAATCGTACAGATAGATGTCAGATCCATAGTTTTTGATCTGATACTTTGTTCCATGCGTCAAAGGATATGGCAGTCCTGAGTCAGTGTTTCCTGAAACATAAGAACTGGATTGAAACGTAACTAAAGTCCCATCATTTAGAAGCTGGTTCGTCGAGGGCGCAAGTAAGCTGGCTCCATTGGTAAGGTTTCCAGCAGGAATGTACGCCTTTGCATAGGCAGGCTGTTGTACTGCGTAGTAAGCCTGACCAACCCCTAATGTAAGCGTTGTAATTGCGTTATCTACAACTACTGCTGTAGCCCCTCCTCCTGTTGTATCACCTACAGCATTGGTAAATGTTACTGATGGAAGATTATAATAACCAGTTCCTGTTGATCCTCCTGAAATAGTAACTCCCTTTACATAGCAAGTGTTTGCGACTGCTGATGGAACAACTCCAGCATATACAAATGTTGCAGTTCCTGACCCAGTTTGCGGGGAGGATGGCGTTGGATTCCCTGAAGAAACGGTTGTTCCAGCCACAGTAACAGTAAACAGATAGTTTCCGTAATAAATTTGATTTCCTACGCTGTAAGCAGTGTTGTTTTGAAATTGAAGCCCAAATGAAACAATCGGTGTTGATGTGTATCCAGCACCTACAAATGAA